CTCAGCCATGCTGCGGAATTCGACGCTGTTACCCATTGCAACTGTCCATGCACGGTGGATCATGAACTTTGCATTTGAGTTCATGACAACTCGGTCAGCAGCACATGCAATGACTGTTGCAATGCTCGCACATATTGCGTCAATGTGGACTGTGACGTTGCCGCTGTACTGCATGATTGCGTTATAAATCGACAGACCGTCAGTCACGCTGCCACCTTCGCTGTCTAGCAAGATGGTGACATCTTCTCCTGCATGCTCAGAAAGAGCACTCAGAAAGTCGTCTGCTGAAATATGGTTTTCAAAGTCTCCGATTCCACCACGCATGGTGATGGTTCCGACTGTTGGATTTGTTTCAAACTTCATCTCTATCTTCCTCAATTTGAGTTTCTGGTTCTTCGCCACCTTTTGCAAGGTCGTTGTCTTGTGGAATGTTTCCGCTGCCTGCGTAGTAGTCATCGTCAAGACCATCGACTGGATTCATCCCGTGCATGGCACGCACTTCGTTTCCTGAAATGACTCCCTGCTGACGTAGTGTCGATGTATAGCTCGCAAGGAACTCAAGGTTGTTTGAGTAAATTGACTTTGCTTCCATGCAATATCTGAAAGTGCCTGCTGATCGTTGTCTCTTGCTGAGTAGTTTGAGATCACATTCGCTTTCAATCTTTGCAATCCATCGGCCCAGGCAGTTGGTCAGGTATGCTGACTGACGCTCTGTTACCGACTTGTACGATCCACCTGAGTTGTCACCGAGGACCGTTTCAAGCAGAAAGATGATAGCTTGGCTTTCACGCCCGAACTGACGCTGAGAAACGTACCCAGTGCTGTTAGTGTCATGAGGCAAGACTTGTGCTTTCATCCCTTCCCTGATCATTCCGGTCTTGCCAGTATTATCAAGTCCTTCATGAGCCTCATTGAATTGGTCTAAGAAGTCTTGAGCTTCCTTGGCAGTCCTAAATGCACCACGCGGAGCTTCGAGAAGCAATCCCGGTCGTCCAGCGTTCCTGAACGTCGAGCCGGATGCTTCAGCACCAGCTATCGCAAGTCCAAACTGGTCACGCATGATGTCGAGCAGGCTTTCTCCCCACCACCCATTTCGGGAAAGCCCCATGACCAGCAAAACATCACGATCCGGCAGTCGGTACATCGTTCGGTCATTACCTGCTTCTGCTTTGAGAGTACCAACAGCAGTGCCATCATCAATGCTCACCAAATGCCAACGCTCACCGTCTGCAACAACGGTCGTTGTGTCTTCGGCTTGGATTGGAATCAGACCGATTGGTTGACCAAGGCTGTTACGCTCGATGTAGGCTCGTCCATTGCCGTAGAGTAACGCATCAAGCATTACTTTTTCAAACAGCGTGAACTTGGTAAAAAACTCATTGGGATTGCGTATTGCCTTAGCACCAAAGTCACTCGGAAAAGGCATCTCTTTATAATCACGCATCTCCTTGCAGTAGATAGGCATCTGCGCCAAGTGGCCGCTGATCTTGCTGACCGCGTTGAACACCTCTGGGATGCCCAAGACGCTACGCATGGTTATGGGGATTCCGCTGGAGGACTCACCACCTCCTAGCATCTGAACAAGCCATTCCGATGGGTTTTTGAGGTTTGATGTTGCCTGAGCAAACATCTCTCCTACTTTGCTGATAAACATCTTTCGATCCTAATATGTGAAATAGCCATTTGATTTGGATTGTGCATGCATCGCGCGTCCCAAGGCCATGGTCATCGCAACAATTCCATCGATTTTTTCAGCCGATGCTTTCTTGTCGTACATCACTCTGTCTTGACGGTCATGGACGAGCACTGCGTTTCCGATCATCCACTTGAGACATGGGTTGCCATCGTGAAGAAACCGGCCATCAGCAATGCATGCACGCAGTTCTTGAATTGGTTCGTTTTGATACCTGCATGACTGTGTCATCGATGCTGGCTCAAGACCTTCTGTCTCTAGCCTTTCTGCTGTGCTCTGAGAGTTGTACGGATCGTAGGCAACATCATAACATCGATACTTCTGACATTCACGCAGCAGATCCCTTTCTAGCTCATTCGTAGGAAACCTCGTTGTCCTGATGAGATCCTTTTCGATGAAGTCAGCAAAGGGTCTTTGAGTGATATCCCGCGTGGTATCAGTGGAGATATACTGCCACGTTCTGGCCTCGTACCTGTAGATTGGTACTTCAGGTGCTTGCTCATCAACTTGCGTGAACTCGCCGGTTTCAAACCGTGCTACCAAGGAAAACGCTGCGAGGTCATCTCTGCCTCCGAGGTCAACGCCGCAACCAACTGCATCGGCATCTTCCCAGTGAGAAAACTCACCTGCACAAGCATCCCACTGCTCAAGATTGAATGCAGCAGAGTTGCTTGATGTCACGATGTTGCAGTGATACTTCTTAAATCGACGCTCAACGATGATGTCTGTTTTTGCAGGCTTGGCTTGATCTTCAAGGTACTCAGGCATGATGGTTACGCCGAGACATGGGTTTGCCTTGACCCAGTTTTCTGGATCGTAGACATCGTCGTCTTCGTCGAGTTCGTAGTTCAGAAAGAAATAGCTTTCATCATGAAAATCAAGAGAGACAACACCTTTGCCGTAGTTGTATTGTTCAAGCCACAAAAACGAGTTGTCGTTGCCTGCTGTGGTGATGAAGAGAGTAAGTGGTTGTGACCTAGCACCACCTTGAGTCAACATCGTTTCGACGAATGCTTTCTGTCCTCCATCGCTTCGGAACGCTGCCAACTCATCGATGACTGTCAGTGATGCAGAGAATCCGTCGAGTGGTTTGTCTGAACCAACGCAGAATATCGAGCCTTGATTATGCTTGAAAAATATCTGGTTGTTCTTCAACGTGCTCATGGAAGACAGTTCTTCCGACTGAGCACGCATACGACATGCTTCAGCAAAGACAACTCGACTGGCCTGTTCTTTCTTTGTAGCTGCCAGAAGCACCTGTGCTACATTCTCAAACCCTTTGCTGACTGGGTTGTAGTCCATCGAGCCAGCAAACAATGCAATAGCAGCAGCAAGGGTTGATTTGCCGTTCTTGCGTGCAGGAGAAACCATTGCCTTTGAAAATCTTCGACAGTCATCGGATGTTTTCTTCCAGCCAAAGATGGAAGCAACAGCAAAGACTTGCCAAGGCTGAAGCACTAGTGGTTGACCAACGTCACGCCCGATGGAATGCTTGATCATCACAGGGAAAAACGAGACGACTGCCTCTGCGTAGTCTCTATCAAAGTAGTACGGAAAATCATCGGTGCGTTGCTTTTCAAGATCGCGGAGGTGACGCTCGATTGCATTGCTGACTGTCTTGCAACTTCGGATCTCACCTGATAGCACATCATCAATGTACTGATCCATCTCATCCATTGGCTTGTAGTGCTCGAAATCAAACGACATTACTTGCCGCCTAGTTTTTCAAGCAACTGGCCTACTTTGTCACTTTGCTTCGGACCCTGGGGAGTAGCTAAACGAGTCCGCGCAGATGGAGTAAGTGCAAGTTCTTGAAGGAGTTTCATGTGATTCGCCAGAAAGCGGTGATAGTTCACCGCGTGGACGGTACTCTTACCACCGCCTCTCTGGCTTTCAATTTCAATCCCGTCCTTACGCATGGCTTGGATGCACAGCAGCAACTCTCGATAGTTGCATGCGTAGGTTTCGATAATGGGACCATCTTGTTCACTTAGGCATCCCATCTGCTGCATAGAATCGCAGGTTTCTTCAAAAATCTGAAGAGTAAGATCATCTGCCTGACAGACGAGAGAGGGTGAGGGGCGTCCACTGATACTTTCGATAGGCAAGATTCGTGTTCTTGCTTTTTCTTTGTAATGACCCTCGATTTTCGCAAGGGTCGGATGCGCCGGAGGTTTACCTCGCCGTCCCATACCACTCTCTCATCTGACAGACAATTCCTCAACCACAAGGAGATGTCTCTATATTACCTCGATGTCCCAAAGTGTCAAGGATGTGGCTGTCAACTGACTAGAGCGTAATACATAACACCGTCTTTTCCTTGTTCGATCCGTATTCGATCTGACTCAAGCAGATCCTCAATTACATCTTTTCGGGTCTTTTTCGACAGTTTGTCATACACGCTGATTCTGCCTTTTGGTATTCGACCACCGCGATTCTTGAGTGCAGTCAGCACTTTCTGGCGATCTGCATCGGCCTGTGACTTCACCAATTCTGTTTGAACTTTGTGGATACTTCGATAGGTCAGTCGTTTGACGATGAGAATTGCACGCAGGGTATCAGCCACTTCGACGACTCCGTCTTGAACTGGCCCAAGTCTTGAGCAGGCAAACAGCAGTGCAAGCTTTTGGATCTTGTCTGCAGTACGCCTCCAAAGTCCTGTGTTTTCTTTTCCGCGTGTTGAATTGAGTTTTATCTCATCGGACAGAGCAAGCAATTCGCTTTTTGACTCATTGCTGAATGTCCAGTTTAGACGGTTACCAGCGAACGACTCAGGAGGCAGGTTGCCGTGAGCACTTGCATCTTTCCAAGACTTTGCTTTGTCAACGATGCTCTCAGTTGCAGTCATCTGTTGATAGATGCGTCCGAGTGAAATGTCGTAGTGCTCCTGACTGAATATGAGCAACCTACCTAGCAGTCCATCATTGACGCTGTCAGGAGAGAACCGAGAGTAGAAGAGATCGGGAGTTGTCGTTCCGTAGATAATCGGAAACGGCTCACGCACGATAATGTTGTTCTTAGCATCAGCGCGGCAGTTCGGTTTCCATTCTGGATCACCGGATGATGAGTAGGCTTGCTTGAGAAGCTTGCCAGTCTTTGCCATGTAATGATTGGCATCGCCCATCTCTCCGAACATCTCTGCTATCTCGTCAAGCTGGAAGAGTTGCACGTTCTGAGTTTCTAGTGACTTCACAAACCCCTCGCCGGACGAGAGCACTTCAGCCCCTAGCACATCCGAGAACCCTGCACGGTACAGAGTGTCCCGCGTGAGCTTGCGTCCGAAGTCTTTGCCTGCCCCCGATGGTGCAAGGCCGACCATGAAGAGATTTGGATGAGTTCCTTCAGCCGTGACTTTTCCGCAGGTGATAGCAGACATCGTCGCAAGAGCACTGGCAAATGCAAGTTCGGGTAACCATGACTCAGCAAGTTCTTTGTTGCGAGCAAGGATCTCTGAGATTAGACCAGGT